ATGCGCTGGGTGTATCTACGGCCGTTCCACCACTTGGGATATAGCCCAGTAAGGTGGTATGCAACCTCTGCTGCACCACAATAGGATTTCCCTATTCGGTTAGCAGCCATCAATAGTCGCTGATTACATTCTGCTCCAGTTTCGTGGAACGCTAGTTGGTACGGGTAGGGATCGTAGAAGTCGATCTTATTAAATCGTTCCCTCTGCCTGATCTCCCTAGCTATCTCTACCGCTTGTTCTAATTCTGCTCTGCTATGTGCCATTTCTATATCTTTGCTAAGATACTTCAACCCCGTTTTTGACTAGCTTTGATTGCCCTCATTTGTTTTAATGCTCCCTCTCTTGTAGGATAGCACTTACCAGATTTACCCCATTTCCACCCCTTTTTACCACCTTTTAAACCACATCTTTGTATCGGCATTAGTTCACCAGATCAGGTATTTCCGATATGGAACTAGACCCAGTTAAGGCCTCCAGTTCTCTCTTGAGTTCATCAGTAGATGCAGTCTCCACATGGGAAATCTCTGTATGGACCTTCTCGGTCGGTTTGAGGCCAGCCCTGTCCAGTATATCCTTTACCGCTCCAAGTCGCACAGACTCGCTCTCAGCGCCTTCTGAGAGGGATTTAAGCTGGGTTAGGGCACCGGGTACGCAATCCATTATCATCTTCTTGGTGCGCTCCTCAATCTGAGCCTCAAACTGGTTTTTTAGCTCATGTCCTCTTTGCTTGGGATGAGAGTAGCCAGCGGTAGCCGCGGCTTTAGCGGCATTACCGTGAAGGCAATACTGCTCGATAAATGTTTCTTGTTTAGCTGTTCTCAAGATGGTGATCCAATTGTAATGCCCGGTGGTAATTTATCTTCATCGTCAATTGCTTCGGTAACCTTTTCTACGACTTGTGGGATAGCGCGTCTATTTGCAATAGCATTCATAACTCCGCCAAATACTTTAAAAATATTCCGTTTACTGCCAAGAAGGTCTTCATAGTCTTCACTTTTCTTAATACCTTGTAAAGTATTTCCGACAGCTAGCAAACCACTTATATGGTGAAGTGGTTGCCCACCACCAACACTAATTGGACCACTTGCGGGTTGCTCATTTAATAGGCCTAAAAGATTAGTATTAACGCTAATATCTGTACCGGGTATTTTAGTCGGCTCAATACCTTGATTTGATATTGGTTGCTGGTTTCCATCCGAATCTGTATAATATCCCTGCGTAATGTCTGTCATTCCCGGTATATACTTCGGTGCTTTTCCAATTACCGCTGCACCCTTATGAGCAAGCTTTCCCCTCCAATCTAAAGCATCACTACCAAACATCGACAGTTTAGCTATATTTGCGGCAGATAATCCAAACCCGCCCGTCTTAGAATAATCAGAGGCAATTTCTGAAAATGTTTTCGCATAGTCTGGATTATCACCCCACACATTAAAAGACGTTTTAGCTAAACCCATCATACCGCTGGGCGTTGTAAAATGTGGGTGAAATTTATTGTCATCACCAATGACCCCCAATCTTTTAAACTCATTTATTACTGATGTTTTAAAACTTACAGAGGAGGGTAAGTCTTTTGTTATAGAGCGTACATCATCTTCTTCATCTCTATCAGCCATTACACCAGCAATCCTTTAGGCTCGGCTACGTGCAGAGGGGGTCTATCAGGACCAACGCCATATCCCATACCTGGGTTAGCTCCTATAGGGGTAGCACCCATACGCAGCTTGTTTAGCCTGTCATCAACTCTTCGCCGTATCTCAAGCAATTCTTGAATCTCTTGGTCAACGCCCATTTCTTCTGCCATAATATTATCCGTATTCTATGCGTATTGAGATTCTATATTTCGATACTGATCTAGGTATGTTGCCGCCAGTGTTGGATTTATATCCTTATACCGTAGGTATAAATTATATAGACTCTGCCTCTCAGCAACCATTTCTGGATTTAGCTCTGGCCTTGAATCATGTTGAAGCATAAATGGAGTAGTATCATCTATTTGGACAGACGGACCCACTGGAACTTCTCCAAAAAATGGCATATCAACCATCCTATGTTTTCGAGGCTCACCTGTTTGCGGGTGGGTGGTATTCCATGAACCATCCGCGTTTTTGAAAAATCCTCTACCACGCCTATTTATTAAATGAACTTGTGCTGGAGTTTTACCTTCTGTAGATGGTGGCAATCCAGCCTTTCTAAGACCATATTGTATAATACCTCCAGACTTAATAACATCCTTCAATAAACCCATAAACCCCGTACCACTTCCTGAAGTATTAGACGGGTTAAAGTCATTAAGGGCATTGCCTATATAATTACCGTCCCACTCAACAGACTGTACCCCGGAACTTGTAGAGCCTGAACCTAGCAAGCCAGTAGCCGCTGCTACTACATCATCTTCTTCATCTGAAGCAGCCATTAGTAGTCTCTTGAATCCATCATAGCGTTAATCTCGTCCATAATTAGCTCATCTCTAGTGGTAGTTTTTTTATTATTATCCAACCCTAATGACTCTAAGTATATTTTTAAGTATTCTGGGTTTCTAGACTCCATTTCATTAACAATATTAGGTGACCAATCTTCTGACCCCATCCACTTTCCTCTTGATCCCTTTTTGGTCCAATTAGGTCCTATAAACCACATGCTTGCAATGCCACCCACATTACCACTTAACATCCAATACCGTGTAATGAGCTTTTTAGCAATTCCCTCGTATAATGATTTGTCCTTATCCCCTGTTAAAATGTGTTTTTTTGATATGGATGGAATTGCAATATAACGATTAACATAATCTATCTCTTCTCGGCTCAAGTGTAGGTTATGTGATTTTCCAGGAAGTGTAGATTTCATAGTATCATTGGTGATCTGGACAGGACCCCACGCACTTCCTTCCATTTCGGTCTTTATCCAAGGATTCGATTTATGTTTCTCGCTTCTATGCTCTGCATCTCGTAAAGCGCTATAAATGCGATCCACTGTAGGCGGCTGATACCCTTGATGGGTTTCAGCTATTCGATTGAGTATATCCTGTTTTTCGTCATCTGTCATTTTAAAAAGTAAATTTCAGCCCAAACCGCAGTTCCGAATACAGAACCAAGGATTGCAACTATCATAAAGAATGGGAATATATACTCCTTCATTTTCACTTAAAGATGTACCAGATCAATAGACTAGCGGCTGTAATATCTACGCAGATAGACCATGTTATATAGCATCTCAAGAACCATTTAGTCAATCTGGAAGCTAGAACCGCATCCGCACGAGCTTGACCCAGTAGGGGGCGTAAAATGGAATGTAGGTCTAAAAGGATCATCTATGTAGTCCATCTGAGCATCACTCAATAGTTCCAAAGAGGTGGGGTCTGAGAAGATTGTGTCCGACAACATCTGAGCATCTGAAGGTATCTCTGTGGTAGGAGATAGCTTGATTTGATAGCCTGAACATCCGCCACCTTCTAGATGAATCCCTAAAAAGCCTTCTCCATTTAGTGTGGCATCTACCTTCTTCTGTGCGCTTTCTGTTATAGTCATCACGCTCCATTGTAGGCTGTACTGTCATGCTTTGTTATCGCATCCTGTATCTCTGCATCCCTTATTTCTCTGGTTAGGAATGGACCAGAAACCTTCAAGTAATTCACTTCCTTTGTAGACAGTGCGAAATTATACCCGGTAGAGGCACCGCCCCACCTTTCAATTCTATAGTACCCATCGTCACTGTAACCAAAATTCTGCTTCCATTTTATTACCGTCACCGAGGACCAAGTAGGCCTTGTGGTGCTCCCATACCCATAGCGGCATTGGTTGCTTGAATTCCTGCGCCAGCATTAGGTGGGATTCCTGGAGGTAGGTCAGGTCCGGGGCCAGCACCCATGCCGGGTTGGGGTTGTCCACCACCTTCCACAGCCGCCATAATCTGCTCAGGAGGCATACCCGCTTGCATAAGCTGTTGCATAATCATATCACCTTCAGCTTTTAATTCAGCTAATCTTGCTAACATTTGTTCCATCAGGATAACTCCTCGTTTAGTTTATGTATCGAATCAGACACTTTGGACGTAAAAATAAAAGGTAACAATCCATGTACCACAGCAATCAATGACAAAAGAAGTAATTTCCCAGCAAGTCCTAGCGCATACCATAGGTGCATACTCCAACTCATATTCATATCTTTTAAATGTTTCACTCTACTACCCTGGCGAC